CGATATTACAGAAAAAGACATCATTTAAAAAAAAAAAAAAAATGAAAAGAATAACATGGGTCGAGTGCCCAGGCTGTAAGACATACAGCGATCAGAAGGTTGTCCGATCTGATAGAAATTCAAAATTTATAATTATTCGTAGGAGAGAATGTTACGAATGTGGACATAGATGGGAAACGATCCAATATCCTGAGATGATAGTTTCTAAACAACAGGCAGCCTACGCTCGTTGCGAATGATTCTTTTGGTGTTGTCTTATCTGTCTTATAAGTTTTGCTTTTTCTATAAGTAAGCGGAACTTGTAAAATAGTTTATTTTTAATTGGTGGTGTCTGTAATACAGCTAATTTTGCTTCAAGCTCCAGCATACGCATCATTGAGTTGGATAGCACAATTTCGGTTCTTGCATGATTTTTCATCATATCTATGCAAAAAGCCTTCAACTTGTCTATATCATTACAGCCCATAACTTCCCTACATCTCATTTCAACCGCTAACTGTGTTTCCATAGGTAGGGGAGTTGAGATAAATCTTATAAACCCATCATTTTTCATGTTACTGAAGAGAGGTAGTAGACCCTGGGAACATCCTGGCCTCTATAAAGGCAACTGCCTGATCGTCTATTGTATTGTCTGTCTGTTTAGCTATTGCTTTAAGTAAATCAATAATTAGTCTCTTCATTGCTTTAGATTTAATAAAGACTAGAAGAATAGGTTTTAAAATTTTTACCATTTGTATGTAGCGTCTACTTCTACTTTACCGCTATTTGCCAAATTTGGCCTCAATCCTTATATTTATAGTATATCACTAAGATTATGGCAACTCAAGACTCAAAAACCGACCCACAAGTAGAAGAAAAAGAAGAAAAAGAAGGTCCTTCTCTCATATCAAATTTTGTCCAGATGATTATACTTTTTTGGAGTTTATCCGTAATTTCTTTTGCGTATTTCGGAAATTCAAACAAACAAATTGATACCACATTCGCTGCTGGATTGTTGTCAGCAGTAATGTCTAATATGGGATTACAGGTAAAAAACAACGCAAATGGCAAAAAGAGGCCATTTAATGTAGTATCTAATAAAGACACTAAAGCTGGAATCAAATGAAAAAACTAATACCTTTTATTTTTCTTGTATCTGCACCAGCTTATGCAGATATGAACCATAGTATCTCGTCTAGTGTAAAATTTGAGTCACTGTCTGCTGCAAGTACAGCAGACAAAATTGGTAGTTCATACAGTATCTCAGGTAATAATGTAACGACTGTTGATTCAAACTCAGCAGCTACAGTAGGCGGTTTCGGATCTGTGACTAATGGCGTTCCAGCTATATCTTTTCCCTCTGCTGCACAGGCTACTTCGGGAGAAGCGTTTAGTTTTTCTACTAGCTATTTAGAGGGAGATGCCACACCAGGTAGTGCAGTTACAGTAGGAACTGTGCCAAACTTTTCAGACCTTACTTCTACAAGTGCTGGAAGTGTAGGAACAGCGGCAGTAGCAATAGATAATCACAATATTACTATGACACCTGGAACTGGAACAGGTATCGTAATAACAGGTCAGTTTGTCGTTGATCTTACTATCGAATGAGGAGGCTACTTCTTCTTGGTTTTGTTATATCTTCTCCTTGCTACGCTGTTCCAGTTATTCCAAATTTTACTCAAGGGTCGAGCACCAGTCGAACAGAAACTTCCACAATTATTACAGAATCTATACGAACAACAGAATATAATAGTGGGTTTTTGTACTCGGTTACAGGATCAGGAATACAGCATGACGGATCTTCTATATCTCCAGCAGCCACTACTGTTAGCGAAACTATAAACGGAACTACTCATACATGGCAGGGATTAAATCTAGATCAAAGACCAAACTGGACTCAGACAACTCAGGGAGATGCCTTTCAATTTACAGAAGTTTATCAAGCACCTGGAATGGAATCCGTAACCGATATAACACGAACCATCGAAAGTACAAGCGTAACAGATACCACAACTATCTTCTCGCAATAAGTCTTATAGGTAATCCTGTATTTGCTAATACCAGCAATACGGCTGCCCCTGTAGCTCAATCCTCATCTTCAGTGTCTAACTTCGCAACCCAAGTTTTAGGTGGTCCGATGGTAGAAAATCAATACGGAAATGGGATAGTTTGCTCTGGCCCACAGATGGGTATTAGCCCTTTCGTCACCACAACATATAACCAAAGAAGGCCACAGGATTACATTTATCATACACCCGTGTACGACAATACAGACGCTAATAATGACAACGTACCCGATAATCCAGGTAACGTACTCTACTATCAAGAAAACTATAGTGGTAACAAAGATTCTCTAGGACTTAACTTTGGAGTAGCACTTACATTTAACATTCCGTTAGACAATAGATTTCAAGATTCATGTCTTGATGCAGCTAATACACAAATTCAACTACAAAAACAAGAATTAAATGCAAAGATGCTTAATTATGAAATTGCCAGACTAAAAAATTGCGGAGAATTGATGTTAGCTGGTATATATTTTGATCCAAAAAGTGAGTTTGCAAAATTATGCGAGGGAGTGCGTATCGCTCCAAAACCTAATCAAGTTATTCCGCATACTCACGAACTGAAAATAGGCCAGTAGACAAGTCACGGGTATTAAACTTATCTACGGATAATTATTCTACCTTATCTTTATTCTTTGTAAGCTTTTTAAATAAATTTTTTACTAAAGGTTTGACAATATTAAGCAGTAGTGGAGTAGTGGCAGCAACAGTAGCAATAGCAGCAGTGCTAACAAGCTGTGGAGGATTCGGTATGTATTGCTCGATGAATTTAACGTTTTCATACAGAGTTATACATTTACTACCATCTTCGCTTTTTTCGTGTCCGATAACACGCTCCAGTTTAAATTCGTTACGATAATCACCTACTCTTTGGTCATCTGGCCCAGGGCAAGCAACAAATAATGGTTTATCTTCTTTTTTCTTTGGTTCGTATTTTGGGGGTTCTACTGTTGGCGGTACAAACTCTTCTGTTTGATTGGCGGTTTCGGCTTGCGTGTACTTAAATTCGTTGGGGTTATACTCCAGAGGTTCAAAACTAGGAATACTGAAGTTACCACATTCTGTATATGTTCCATATTCATCTTTGGGGTTATCAATAAGGCTAGTTAAGTTGTTTCTATGGACTCTCACACACCCTGGAATATCCACAACAGGTTTGTTTATATAATTTACTACTGGGTTGTTAAACTTCCATATTGGTATTTCGTGTATTTGAATCTCATTTATCTGAAAACGAGGTATGTCAATCGTAGGCATCTCTTGGTAAATAAACTTCTACAAAAGAATGGCATTTAGGGCAGGAAAGATTAGTTACCATACTATATTCTCCAGACATCAACGGATAATCCTCTGAATCCATATCGTGATCTCCACCCCAGATTAGTTCAGTTTTACAGTGCCAACAATTCATTTTTTAGGTAAAGGTATGGATTGACCTGTTGCTTGAGGCATTACATTATCTAAAACTTTAGGCATAGAACTTTGTACATTTCCAAGAATTTCGTTCATAACTTGAGACTTAAAATTTTCAGATGTTACATATTTGTAGCCTAGGTACGCTCCACCGCTCATGGAAGCTACCATTACAAATGAAACTATGCTAAGAATATTAGCAATTTTTTGAAACATGATAAAATTTGCAATTTTGAGAGCACTATCTTTTTCAAGTGTGCTTGTATTACTGCTTATTGTAGCCCTATCCCCTCTCTACGTCACTATGGGAATAATGACAAGGCAAATGCAGGAAAAAATTAATTAGTCGGGTGTATTTCCTTCTGCTACCCACTCCAAATATTCTTGGTAATGTCGATTCGATTCGTCTTTTGGTATAGCTAGATTAGGTGTTGATTCTTGATCTAAAATGTCCTCATACGTTGAGCTAACATTTCCAGAATCATCGTGTAGTGAATGTTTTCTAACTTTGTATCTAGCCATAATTAAAGTTCGCAGTCAAGGGTTAAATGGTTGCCATTATGCGGTGTCCAAACACCTGCCTCATTATTTGATGTAGTATGTCCTCCAGCAAATAAAGCTATAACAGGAGAATGAACATCAGTACTATAATTAATAACACTAGGGGCAGTTGTTGATGTAGTTAGAGCAACACTAGATGATCGAAACCATCTATGAGAACCACAGGCAACAGTTGGCTGTGCTCTTAATGGAACAGCTAATGGTACTCCTACTTTACAAGTGGTTGTACCATCACCTGCTGCTGCAAGCATATGTGAATCGCCAAGACCCTCAAATTTTTGAAAATATCTAGCACATCTTAAGTATTCATCAGTAAAAGATCTATGTTCAAAATCAGTCGCATGATCCCCAACTTCTAATTGAAGTCCTGTAATTTCAAATGTCGCATCATTTGTTGTCCACCATGATGTACCATCAACAGGTAATCTTGCAGAACCACTATAAGTTTGCCAAGTATTAAGACTAACTCCTGCATCAGTAAAATTTGTTCCTGCATATGCCCAAAACATTATTTCTATACCTACACCATTATCATTATTAATAGTAATATTAGAATTTCCAGGAATTGTTTTAGTAACTTTTGTCCAAGTATCAGCAGACAAAACCCCTGTTTCCATTGGGTATAAATAAGCAGAACCATCTGGGGTCTTAAAATAAAAATAATATGTTTTTGAAACGCTTGCTTTTACCCAAAAAGACAAAGTAATGTTGCCTGAACTTGAAGTGTAGTTCCAACCAGAGTTAGCTATATTTTGTGCTTCTTGTGGAGTATAAATAGTTGCTGAACTCCCTGCTTGCGCTCCACTTGTTTGATTTCCATTAGTTATCCTTAATGCTTTGCGAAAACCTAAAGAATATGGTGTTGTACCACTTGCAACATCTACTTGTGAATAAGTAGGGGATTCATCATTAGCACTAGCAGAAGTATAATATCTATCAATAGTGTTATAACCGTCAGCCGTAGATGACGTACTGCGTTGGGCTATGGTCATTGCTCCGTTAATCGTGAGCCGTCTGTTACTTAGGTTATTAGTAATATTGGCAGTACACGTTCCATCAGTATTATTGACAGTAATAGCAGCAGTACTAGCTCCTACACCTTTTATCGAATTTACTTTGATCTCTGACATAATTAACTAGGTTCAGTAGGAAAAGTAACAGATGACATATCTAAATTACCATCTGCATCAAGTTTAGGCGATGCACTCGCAGGTAAATCACGCAAATTTTGACGATATGTTTTCCAAGCTTTTGATAAAGTTAAATCAGAACTGGCTCTCCAATCACAAGCTTTTAGTAATCTATCCCTTTCAACTCTTAAAAGTCTCATAGGTTCTGCATTTGTTAACCTTGTAACCTCTGCATCTATTTCAGATTCAGTTGGTTTTGTAGAACTATCTGTCCAAGATAAGTCAGAATATTCAAATCCTTTCCAAGTCCAATCAGTAGAGGGTTTTAAGATTGCTAATGCTTTATGTTTGTTATATATCATGCCGCCAACTCCAAAGCTATTAGTGAATAATGATAGCCGTCTGTACTACATGTACTTGTATCGCCAGATTGTCTTGCCAAAGTAAGATGATAAGTTGTAGCAGATGTGGTATTAGGTGTATCTATAATTGCCAAACCATGATTAGCGCGAGTATCATTTCCATCGGTACTCCAAAAAATACTATGACTTACATTAGTTCCAGAACCAGCAGAACCCCCTCTATATATGTAAACACCACTTGTGGCCTTACTTGATGGAGTCATAAGTGCACTTAATTGGGCTAATAATAAAATTTGATTACTTGAACTTGCAGGGGTAATAGATAAAGTTAAAACATCTAATTTAGTTGCACCACTTGTAGTTTGAGAAGTAGTACTTTGTTGGTGAACCTTTTGAAGAATTTTTCCTAAAGATGCTGTGCTTGTTAAAAGTGTTGCATCTGCTGAGTCTGGTAGCGTAAAAACTCTGTTATTACTAGAAGATGAAGGTGCTTGTAAACTGAAAGACCCACCACCTGATGCTGCGTTTAGTTTAATCTTTGCTGTCATAATTAGGTTATTTTATCTTTTAT